TCACACAGACAGCGTTATCTTTGTCCAATGCCCCGGCCCGAACCGCGCCGAAACCTGCGCCACCGACACATCGAACAGCCCGGTCAAACCGTCCGCCGATTGTTGCGCCGCGCCATATGTCCAGTTCGGTAGGCTCAGGCTTTCTTCCCGGATCACGCTTCCCCCCTGCATCACGCGCACCACATAGGCCTCGGTTTCTTCGCCCAGCGGCACCTCTGCTGCGTCCCAGTTATCCCCATCAATCCGGGTGCGCCTGATCCAGCTACATGCAACATCGCCGTTCCCCTGTGGATCGGCCCGCAAATGGGCAGGGGCATAGGGCTTCAACCCGATCCCGGCAAAGGCATGAACCTCGTGCCGATAGGCCGGATCGTCATAGGCCCGCAAGGATGGCCCGATCCGGTAATGATGCGCCACAGTCCGCGTTGCCGCCCGCAGACTTAGCTGTTGCACCCCCGACCCCAACAGCACGAAATAGCTGCCTGCAGGCCACGCATCCGGCATCAGCCCATCGCTGCCACGCTGCCCGCGCAAAAGCGTCGACAGTCGGTATTGCCGGTCGCCCACCAATTGCGCATCACGGAATTGGATCACCTCCCAGTTATCGGGGGAACCATCACCGATTACCGCCGCATTGGCCCCATTCAGCAATGCAGCCTCGCTAACACCCGACAATTCCCCGCGCACCAGCCGCAGTTCCACCACACCAGCATGATCATACAGCCCCGGTGCGGCCCGCATCAGCGGCGCAGTCAACTGCCCAATCACAGCAGGCGTGTTCAGCGTATCCAACAGTGCGTAATCCGCATCCTCGACCGCATTGAACACCGAAACCGTTCCCGGCCAGGGCGAAGCCGTCGCCGCAATATGGGGGGCATGATCCACCTCGTCCCCCTTGAGCAGCGGCAAATCCAGAAACAGTGGGAACACAGCCGTTGGCGCAGCAAACGGGGCAACCGTCGCAGGGGTGTCCGGCATTTCCAGCGGCACATAGCTTTCCCGCTCGACCCGCACACCTTCGGCCAGTAGCATCGTCCCGCTTTCCACCCGATCCAGACGGTATCGCACCCCATCATTCAGGCGCACCACATCCCCCGCCCCCAACGCGGACATGGACAAGGGCAAGGATAGCTTCACCGTATCCCGCGCCAGCCGCGCCTCGGCCAGCCAGCGTTCCACCACCTGCCGCCCTTCGGCCCGCGTCATGACCATTGGCATTTCCGAGGACGAAACCGCATGGCTATTTTCATCCGGCAAGATCGCCTCTTCTGCGATGGTTTCGAAATCCCCATCCGCCTCGACGAACCGCAGACGCACCCGCCCGGTCAGTTCACTTTCGGCGGCGCGGGTCCGGTCCAGCCCCAATGGCGTGTCTTCACTGACGGCCAATGCCGCTGGCGGAATATCGTGTGTCACCTTGCCATCCCGGCTGCGGAACTCCAGTGCGCCGTCCCGTTCAATCACATCGAAGCCAAAGCGCAACATCAACGGTTGCAGCGCCGCCCGTGCGGTTTCTGTTTCCTCGCTCAGATACCCACGGACAACGCCGTACAACTGATCCGTCTGTACCGCAGTCACACCGGATCGCGCGCAAATCTCGCGCACAACCGATGCCACAGATCGCGCCGCACCACGCCCATTCAGCCAATGCCCACGGGCATAGTTATCCCCATCGCTCCAGAGTGCGGTGTTGGCCGGGAAATGCGGATAAGGCCGCGCATCCCACGCCCAGACATAGGCGTTGGACAGATCCAGCATCGGCCCGCCGTATTCTGCTGACACAGGGTTCACGTTGGGATCGCCCCAATAGCCCAGAACCGCCCGCAAATATTGCATCTGAAGGAATTCATCCCGCCGCCCGTTGGAATATTTCGGCAAGCTGGATTCCGAAGATTTCGGGTCCAGAAACTTGTTCGGCTGGTTTGTCCCCTTGTCAATCGCGGCACACCCCAGTTCGGTGAACCAGATCGGCTTGGATTGCGGCACCCAGTCCGTTGGCAATTCCGACCGAACGCCGTTCACCCTGTTGTGGTGATCATTGGCCCACCAATTGCGCATATCCTTGTAACGATACACCCAAGGTTCACCATAAGCCCCATCGCTGATCGGGGTCCGAATTTGCGCCGCCTCGGCCTCGGTCGAATGGTAATACCAATCGAAGCCTTCGCCGCCCTCGATATTGCCGCGCAGATAAGGCAGATCATAAATCGACCCCGCCGCCTGCGCGTCCAGATGGGTATCCCCATCGCGCCAATCCGACAGAGGCATGTAGTTGTCGATCCCGACAAAGTCGATCTGGTCATCCGCCCAAAGCGGATCCAGATGGAAAAACACATCGCCTGTTCCATCTTGCGGGTGATAGCCGAAATATTCGGTCCAGTCCGCCGCATAGCCCAGCTTCACATCCGCCCCCAACAGGCTGCGCACCTCTGCCACCAGATCACGCAGCGCCTGCACGGTCGGGAAACTGCTGCCAGCCCCCCGTATTTGCGTCAGCCCCCGCATTTCCGATCCAATGCAAAACGCATCAACCCCGCCCGCCGCCGCGCACAGCGCCGCATTGTGCAGAACAAACCGGCGATAAGACCATTCAGCAGGCCCGCTATAGCTGACAGCCCCATCCGCCACCACGAAATCGCTGGCCGCCGCCGTGCCAAAAAACGCTGCGACCTCTGCCTCGGCTTGTACGGTGCCGTCCGGGCTACCGCTCATGCCCGGCGCTGCGGACAAGGTGATCCGCCCTCGCCACGGCAGAACGGGCTGTTCCTCCGCCCCATAGGGATCGTCCAGCCCATTCCCCGCCAGTTGATCCATCAAGATGAACGGATAAAACATCACCCGCTTGCCCCGCGCCCGCATTTCGCCCAGCGCCTGCACCACAGCTTGATCGGTTGGCGTACCGCCATACACAACCCGCCCGTCCTGCTCCGGGATCACCTCGGCGCTACTGCGCGTCACCCCCGCAACACTCCAGGGCATCCCGTCAGCGTCATATTCGGACTGTTCAACCATCGGGCGCACCCGGCAATCGCCACAGCGCAAGTCATCGCCAAACCAGCTAACAATCAGGGAAACCGCCTCACATCCCGGCAATTCACGCTCCAACTGGTCCAGCGATGTCACGAAATCCACCGCCCCAGACGGGGTGTTAACATTGACCTGTTTGCTTTCGCCCAGCCCGTATTCCACCACCGCCGGATCGGTCGCCAATGCGTATTCCCCCGTGCCGGGGATCAGCGCCACGCCCTTCACCGCCCGCGCCGGTTCCGCCAGATCGGTGCCTTCATACACACGATCCGCCCGCAGAACCTCGAAGGTGAATTGTGGCACCCGGTTGCCAAAGGCGGACAGGTCTAGATCCTCGAACACCACATACGCGGTTCCACGATAGGCCGGAACCATTCCCGCCCCTTCCACAGCTTCCATTTTTGGGTCCGGCAATTGGGCGGTGTCCCCCGGATACACGCGCATGTTCAAATCGCCAGGCGCGATTTCCGTCCCATCCGCCCAGATCCGTCCAACCCCATCAATCACCCCCTCGCACAGGGCTACCGCCAAACTGACGGTATAACGATATTCGCGGGTCGATGGCGTTGCAGGCGATCCCTTCCCCCCTCCTCCGCTGGTTGCCATATGCTCGGTAAACTGCGTGGTCCAGATCACCTGCCCTCCAACGCGCATACGTCCGAACAAACGCGCAATAGCCGCACCCTCGCCCGATCCGGTCAGACGAAAACGATCTACTCGTCCCGTTTCAACCGCATCCGCCCCATACCCTAGAAGCTTCTGGTCAATCATCCGACCGACCGTAGCCCCCACGAACCGCCCGGTCGCTGCCAGAGACAGCCCCATCACCGATCCACCAAGACTTCCCCCAACAGCCGCCCCGGCAGCCGACAGCAAAATCGTCGCCATCACATCTCTCCTTCTTGCGCCATGTCTGGAAATGCAAACCGCGCCACAATGCGCCGCCGCCACGGCAGGCTTAGCGGGCTTTCCACCACCGCATGTCTCGAATAGGCGTGTATGAAACTAGGGGCCGCGCCGACCTGCCCGGCAATCCCCAGATGTTTCGCAACCCCGCGATCCCGCATCCGAAACAACAACACGTCTCCCGGTGCATCATCGTTCAGGCTCTTGGGTGTCAGATGCCGCAGGGCCGCCCTCCACAAGGCCTCGTCCCCCTGTGGTTCTGACCAGTCGCGCGAATAATTTGGCACCGCTTCGGGTTCATCGCCCAACAACTCCCGCCAGACACCCCGCAACAGACCCAGACAATCGGTCCCGACCCCTTTTACACTGCATTGATGGCGATAGGGTGTCCCCAGCCAACCCCGCGCGGCTGTTACGATCAATTCGCTCATCTCCGGCTTCCCCCAGTCGCAGCGGCGGATACCGGCACCGCAAGCATCCAGTCGTCCCCCGGAATGTCCGGGAACCCCTGAAAGTTCACCAAATTGGCAAATTTCAACCGGCATGTTTCCATCCGCTTGTCACACCCGGCGGTCAATCGCACCCGCACGCCTGTAACCAACCCAGACAGCGGCGCCCACAGCGTCACCTCGCGCCAATCAGCGTGAACAACGTCCTGCTTGATTGATCCGCGTGTCCCCGCGCCCAAACCGTCCAGCACCTCCAAGACTCCACGCCGGAACCAACCGTCATCAAACCCCGGCACCGCATCAAACCGCAGCACAGCGCCCTCAACAGCGCTTACAATCACCTCGGTACGGTAGCCGGGCATATCCAGATCCTTGCCACAGGCAGCATCCCCCAGAACTGCCGCACAGGGTTTTTGATACACCCGCCCACCGGGACGGTTCAGCAAATCGGTCAGCCCCAGCAATTCCGCTTGAAAGGCGCTGCCACTGCGGCGCAATTCCCCAATCGCCCCGCGAAACTGCAAAGCCCGCTGCGTAACATCGGCCCAGTTCACCAACCAGCACCGTACCTCGGCCCCGTCATAGCGCCCGGTTTCGATGTCCACTTCGGAAATTGCGGCATCGCTTAATGCGCCCATCGCTTCGGTATTATCCACCGCCAGCCCAGTCCCCTGCTGCAAGGCCATCGCGGTCAGCCCGCTGCCCGCCCGGAACACCACATCCTCGAAGCGCAAATCGCCATCATGATCGGTAAAGCCCAGCACAACGCCATCGCGCCGTGTGACCGCCCAACAGCGGCACAGGGTCGTGACACCGCTGGACAGATGGGCCTGCATATTCTCGCTCAGCTTCATACGCGCACCTCGATTACTGGCACATCCGGCACTTCACCCGCTTGGAAACTGGCAACCGAGGACCGGATACGATCCGTGTCGAACCGCACCGGCACATCGAATTCATAGCCTGCGGTGATCTCGTCCCCTGCATTCGGGGCAAAACTCAGCGTTACAATCCCGGTCGTCACATCCACCTCGTAATGAATGCCTTCCTGCAATTCGTCGCCTTCAACGCCCAAACGCACGGTCCCCTGTACCGGCTTTTTGATCGGACGCGCATAGCCCGCACCGCCAGAACGGTAATGTTTCATCAGTTGGAACACCCGGCTTTCCCCATCACCCACGGCAATCACCTGATCGCCATAAGCCACCTTGGCCGAGGGCAGACAGGATTTGAAATCCGCCCAATCCTTCCAGCGAAACCCGTACATCTGGCCCTGACGCGCCTCGAAAAACCCGATCAGTACTTCGACATCATCCAGCGAACGCATCCCCATCCCGGCATCGTAATGCCGCCGTGAATGCGCCCAGGGCGTGTTACGTTCCTCATGGCCGTTAACCAACGCAACAATCTCGGTGCGCCGCTCTGGCCCCCCCACCGCGCCAAAGCTCAGATTGGCGGGAAATCTTACCTCGTGAAACTGCATATCAGCCCCCTTCGATCAACGAATGCGCTGGCTACGGCCCAAGGCCCGGCCCATCTGCGCCGCGATTTGCGACCCCGAGCGCCGGAACCCCTCGACATCCGGTGTCGTGATATTCATCACCACAGTCGTCGCCCCGCCGCCTTGCGCACGAACGCCCAGCTTGCCATCGGCCCCACGCGTCAGTGGCATGATCGCTTCCGGTCCGGCCTCGCCCATCAGCCCCATGCCGCCACGTATCGGAAAACTCACCGGCCCATTGACCACCCCGCCATTGGCAAACGGCATCACCCGACCTTGTGCAAACGATCCGCCATCGGCAAATGGCATCAACCCCGCGATCCCCTGCGCCAACAAACCGCCAAAATGATCGGTCACCGGCTTTACCGCCGCCGAATAGACCGTGTTCACCATCGCCTGCGCCACCGTCTGCAAGGCGTCCGACAGCTTCATCCCGTCCATCACCACCCCATCAAAGGCACGGCGCAGCCCACGGCTTAGTCCACGTTCCAACGCCCCCACATCGGCGGCGGTCGCGCTCATTGCCCCTTGCATCCGGCGCAATTCCGCCTCGAACCCCGCCGCCATACCGGACGCCGCCCCCAAAGAGGTCTCCAGCGCGTCCACCTGATCCTGAAACCCATCCAGCCCATCAATCTCGGTCATTTTCCGTCTCTCCTGTGTTTTCCGGGCCGGGTGCCGGGGGGGCAACCTGATCCGGGTAGGCCACCAGCAGTTGATCCAGCCGCGACCGCCCCAACGGGGCTGCGCCTGCACTCGTCCCCAACAGCACCCGCAGTTCCACCGGGGTCAGCCGCCAGAACGCCTCTGGCGACAGCCCCAACCCGCGCATCCCGGCCCGCATCAGCGCGGGCCAGTCAAAGCCGTTCATGCGCCCCCCTCGCCATGCCCTTCACCGGGCAAGGCAAAGGCCCGCGCTAGCAATTCCGCCGCCGCGCGGGCAGCGCCAACCGGGCCACCCGCAATGTCGGCCTGCGCCAGATCGGATGCCGCACCAGCCCAGCCACCCCCGCGCAAACCCGCCGCCAGCAACAACAGCACATCCCGCGCGGCAAACCGCCCGCTTTCAAACCGTTCAACCAGCGCCACCAGTGAATCCGCCCCCAGCGCCGCCTCCAGTTCCGCCAAAGCGCCCAGTGTCAGCTTCATCACCCGGCGCTGGTCATCCACGACCAGCGCCACCTCACCTGCCCAAGGGTTCGCCATCTCAGGCCGCCGCCGTAAAGGTCAGCGCCCCCGCCGAGGCCAGCGACAGCTCATAGGTCGCTTCCCCGTTATAGCTGCCCGCATATTCAATGCCGGTGATCTGGAACGCGCCCTCGACCACGCCGAAATTCGGGATAATCACCTGAAAGTCCGGCGTTTCCCCGTCAAAGAAAATCTGCCGCGCCCGTTCATCCGTATTGGCATCCTTGAACACACCGGACCCGGCGATCTGCGCGGATTTCACCCCCGCACCGCCCAGCAATTCGCGCCAGCCCCCCTGACTTTCCAAACTGGTCACATCTACGCTTTCCGCGTTGAAGCTGACCCGCGTTGCCCGCAATCCCGCGACCGTCGCAAACGAACCGTCCCCGGTCAGGTCCACCTTGATCAACAAATCCTTGCCATTCTGAGCATCCATCTCATTCACTCCATTGGTTGAAAAAAATCAGTTATCGTCGACACGCGCGCGGAACTTCAGATCAATCCGCCGCTCGCCGGTGCTTTCGCGTAGCGTCTGCGCCTTGTAGAAATTCAGCGCCACCAGATGCCCGCGCGACAGCACCAGATCGGCATCCACCAACGCATCGCAAATCGCCGCCGCCGCGTCCTTGGCCACGCCAAACCCTGCCGCGCTGGTATGAACGCTGACGGTGAATTCATGCTGTGCGCCCGCGCCGGTCATGTCGGATTTATCCCGCGCCAATTCCGGCCCCAGCGTCACATAGGTCGTGGGTAAGGTGCCGGTCGGGATCGCGTCATAGATATCGGTCCCCACCAAGGCGGCCACCGCCGCATCCGCCAGCAAATGATGATACACCGCCGTTTGCAGCGCGCTTGCTACTGCGTAACTCATGCTGCCATCTCCTCTTCGGCCAAACAGGTCAGATACCGCCCGCCGGGATCACGCTCGGCCACGGCGACAATGCGGAAAAATCGACCGCCCTCGCAAAAGCGTTGATCCACGCGGGGCCGCATAGACGATCCTTCGGGGGCGCCCCGCACCACGATCCGCCATGCGGTCCGTGACCGTCCGGCGCGTTCCGATCCGTGGCGAAACGACACTTCGGCCCACAGCAACCCCAACGCCGCCCAGCTTTGCGTAAAACCGCCCGCGCCATCGGCCACCCGTTGCGGGGCCTCCAGCACCAGCGCCCGGTTCAGATGCGGGGCATTCATGACATGCACCCGGCAAACGTGCGGAACCGTTCCAGCAGGCTGCTGACACCAAAGGGCATACACCGCCCCGACAACGCCGTTTCATGGCGGTATTCGTAATAATGCGCCGCCAGCAGCAGCACCGCCTGCGCCAGATCGGCAGGCAGATCGGACCATTCCGGCCCATATCCCGCCAGAAACCGCAGCCGTACCATTCCGCCCCCGGCAATCACCGGCAACAGCCCCGATACCGGACACAGGCGCGGGCGCTGCATATCGGGCCGCAACACATACCGCGCGGGGTTCACCACCGTTTCCCCGCCCGCCCTGTCGACCAACGTAACCGACGCCACCGCCGACACCGGGGCCACCGGCAGCGCCTGCCCGGACGCATCGCGCCAATGGCTCAGGCTCCAAGAAAATTCTCGCTCGATCAGCACCTTGCCGGTGCGTGCCTCGACCGCCGCTATCGCCGCCCGCAGATAGCTTTCCAGAACCGCGTCCTGCACGTTATCTTCGGCAAACCCGCTGCCCAACCGCAAATGGGCCTTGAACACATCCACCGGCAGCGCCCCTTGCGGCACTTCAGTCTCTTCGACTAACATCATGGAAATACTCCGCATTTTCCCTCCCCGCTCGCTTGGGGTCGGGCGCGCGCCGCCAGCGTTGCTCGAACGGAGGGAGCAGCTAGACAACGCCATAGTCCGGCAGCACGCACCCAGAGCCAGCCCACCTAAGGAACCAGCCCCCTCACCAATCGCTTACGCGATGGCAAAGCGCAGCAACTTGATCGCGGCGAAATCGCTCACATCGCCGCCGACGCGCTTGGTTGCATAGAACAGCACATGCGGCTTGGCGCTGAACGGGTCGCGCAGAATGCGCAAATCGGGACGTTCGGCCACCGTGTAGCCCGCACCAAAATCGCCAAAGGCAATGGCATCGGCCCCACTGGCAATATCCGGCATATCCTCGGCGATCAGCACGCGATAGCCCATCAGCCGCGCCGGTTCCCCGGCCGCCAGCCCGTCAGACCACAGGAACCGCCCGTCGCCATCCTTCAGCTTGCGCACCGCCCCGGCGGTTTTGGAATTCATCACGAATGTGCCATTGGCGCGATACTGCGCCCCCAAGTCCGACGACGCCGCAGGCGATCCCTGGCGGGATATGGCGGCGCTGTTCGAGGCGGCACGCTGCGAAATGGCGCAGGACTAGCGCCGTCTGATTTAACCAAAGGGAAAATGGGATGACCATGACCGAGCGAAAGGCTGGGACCGGGGAAGCTGTGTCTTCGGTTCAGGATGTGAAGTCTGCGATTGCGGGTTTCATGAATGAGTTCAAAGGCTTTCGGGCCAATGTGGATAAAAAACTTCAACATCAGGAAGAGCGACTGACCATGCTTGATCGTAAATCTTTTGCCCCTGCGCGTCCGGTTCTGGCCCATGCCGCCACAGTGGAAGCGCCGCATCAGAAAGCCTTTGATGCCTATGTGCGTCATGGTGACGATGACGCGCTGCGCGGGCTGGAGCTGGAGGGCAAGGCGCTGTCTGCGGCGGTGAATGGCGATGGTGGGTATCTGGTGGACCCGCAGACATCAGACACGATCCGCAGTGTGCTGAAATCCAGTGCCTCGATCCGGCAGATTGCCAATGTGGTGGCGGTCGAGGCGACGAGCTATGACGTATTGGTGGATCACACCGATGTGGGGCATGGCTGGGCCACGGAAACGGCGGCCAGCGCGGAAACCGGCACCCCGTCTATCGACCGTATCACCATTCCGCTGCATGAACTGGCGGCGCTGCCCAAGGCATCGCAACGGTTGCTGGATGATAGCGCGTTCGACGTTGAAGGTTGGCTGGCGGGCCGTATCGCGGACAAGTTCGCCCGCGCCGAGGCGGCGGCGTTTGTCAGCGGGGATGGCGTGGATAAGCCCACCGGGTTTCTGACCCATACGGCGGTGGACAATGATGTGTGGGCCTGGGGCAATCTGGGCTATGTGCCGACCGGCACCGATGGCGATTTCGGATCGGCGGATGCGATTGTTGATCTGGTTTATGCGCTGGCCGCCACCCGTGCGCTTGGCAGCATCGGGAACGTCACCAGCGACACTTCCCACAGCTCCAGTTCTGTCAGAACCCGCCGCCCATCCGCGCCCTTGGTTGCGCGTTTCGTGCGATACCCGATGGACAGCCCGTCAATCGCCCCCGCCGCAATCAGCGCGGCAGCCTCGCGGCCCTTGTCCACACTGTCCAGCAACCGGCCCCGCACATGCAGACCTCGCGCATCTTCCTGCACCGCGTCCCAGACCCCGATGGGCTGTGCCGGATCGTGCTGCCACAGCATTTTCACCCCGCGCTCAGCCCCTGCCAGCGCCGCCAATGACGCGCCATAA